CAATACCTCTGACCGAAAGGCTTGAGTCTGATGGTCCAGTGATCGCCAGATCTTGAAAATTCACGTTGTTCAGACCGTACTGTCCGAACGCATACTGCGCTTGGCTAGCACGAAGTGTGAATACGTTTTTTGCAGCATTGGTTTGGCGAACGATCGAGCCGCCAAGACTGTCAATCCATTTTCCCGGCCCGTCTCCGCGAATCGTTATCGCCTTGTCGATGATTAGCTCGTCGTCAATGGTGTAAGTTCCTGTCGGAACAACGACACAACCGCCTTCAGGACAGGCGTCAATCGCCGCCTGAATCGCAACCGTGTCATTCGTCACCCCATCACCTACAGCGCCGAAGTCCTTGACGCTCACCGACTCACGCAACTTTGCTTCGACGGTGCGCTGGACTGCGCCGGAGCCTGACTGAATGAACGTCACGAACTCAGATCCCACGCGCTCTGTGACGCTCAGGGACTGGTACACCAGCGCGTTGTTTTTGTTCTTGACCGTAATGCTGTAATCGCCATCAAGATAAATCACGCTAGGCGTGCCAGCCCGCGAAGGATAACCCGCCAGGGTTCTGATCGGCTGCGAGGCCGGAATGGTCAGCGCCGCATCCCAATAGACTGTGATCGGGTTCGTCACCGGGTCTTGGTTGGCAATCCCGATGTAGATGAACCCGTCCTCGAGAGGCTGTCCTGCCGTGTCCGTAAAGATTGGAAACGGAGGCTTGACGCTGAGCGCTGTCATATCAGAGTCCCTGACCTGGTGTGATGTAGATGACTGCTGTGCCGCTGGCTGTGTCGCCGCTGAAATACGAATCAGGCGGGAAACGCAGGATCTCCACCGCGCCAGGTACAAGCGGAATTGACTTTGCAGGCGTGCCAGAATCCGCATTGGCTTGGGCCTCTGCCGCTGTGGCGCCAGTGCCCAAGAACACGGTCACTGTGCCAGCGTTGACGATACGAAATTGCCCGACGCTGGTCTCTGTAACCTTAACAGGCGCCTGAACCGCTGCCGGCGGTGTGGTGGCTGCTGTGAACGTCACGGTGTCGCCAAGGGGCGCGAATGGAATTTGTGAACTGCTTGCCATGATGTCACTCTCCGGTTGTTCTGTGTAAATGTAGCAGGTTTATTCGGTCGGCGTTTCAGCAAATGATGAACCTTCAAGCGCATCATTGATGCGTTTCTTGAGTTTCGCCTTGTCGCGCCAGTCCTTGCTCGCCTTGATGATCGACAACACCGGCGCCGGAATACCCGTCATTGCGAATCCTGCTCCCGTTTCGGCCAGCGCGGCAAGGATCAAGTTGGCGCTGTCGCTGGTGTTGATGATCGCCCCAGGTGGAGCCGTTGCGACGTAGCGCGACACCTCTGCCAAGTCACGCATCTGCTGAGCGCGGCTTTTGCCAAAGATCGCCTCAAGCCTGCCGTTGGCATCAAGTTCTTCAACTGCCCGAGTCAGTCCCGCAGGTGACACAATGCGCTGATCTCTGGAGTCTGTGGCGGTCGTCAGTGCCTTGTCGCGAATATAGTTGACCGTGGCGGCTTCCAGGTTCTTCCAGGCTTGCTTGCCACGCTTTCCGGTCTTTTTGTTCAGCGTATCCTTGAGGAAGTTGATCTCGTCCAGAGAGGCGTTCTTGATCGACTTCTCGAAGACCCGCTCAGCCGCCACTCTCGGGTCGTCCATGTTCGAGACGTTCTCAATCAAACGCGCCACCACTGCCCGATTCTCAAACACTTCTGCCTGCTCTCTGCGAAGCTTGCGCGCCTTCTCGTACAGGTCGCCGCCCTTGCCTTCGGTCAGGTCGTCAATAATGCCTTTGATGATGGTAGCCTGTCGGACGTTGGTCGGCTCAAGCCCTGCGTTTTTGTTGACTGCCTGACGGAACCGCTCCAGGTCATCGATGTTCACAGTGGAGACGCCAGGTCGATTCATTACCGCGTCATAGCCAACTTTCGGCACTGGTCTCAGGTTCCCATCAGGACCGACTTCTGCGAGTTTGTCTCTGATCATGATCTTGCGCAGCGTTTCAACGATTGGCGCAGTCGCCCGTTCAGCCTGCGCGTCGTTCATGTAGCTGACCAGCGTGTCAACGTCCACGGGTTCTTTTGTCTCGCCTGCTGCCCGCGCCTTCTGATAGGCGACGTTGACCTTGTTCTTCTGACGCTGCAATCCTTCCTTTAACGAATCAATGACTGTGCGTCCGACTTCTGCCGGGCCTGCGCCAAGAATGCGGGCGGCATCTTCGCCCGACATATCGACAAATGCGTCAAAGTTCTGGAGGATCTGGAGGTTATTTTCTTCAATCCTGTCACGCAGCGGACCACCGAGCGCCTGTTTCATTTGCGCCCGCTCGAAGGTAATCTGATCGGCGTTCCTGGTCGCCGCGCCTTTGGTCAACTCAATGGGGACAGGAAGCCCCCTAGCAGTCTCCACGCGCCGCCTTGCGCCTTCGACCTCTGCTGCCCCTGCGGAACGTAGCCGCAATTCCTCTGGCGACACTTCACGCGCCATCAGTTGCCCGGCTCGTTCGCGCATTGCGCCAGTAGCTTCGCCCACGGTCTCACCCGCTGCCCGCACTGCTGGTGCAACGGCGGGACGCGCCAGCCTAGTCGCCGCTGCCAGTTCTGGCGCCAAGGGCATAACTGGAGGGATGACCGATGCGGCCTCACCAACCGCCTCTAGCATCTCTCTGCCGGCTTCTGTGCGTGGCTGGTACATAGTCAAGCCTGCGGCCTCTTGCGCCGCCTGTGCGACACGCTGGGCGCCCTGTGGCGTGCCGTACTCGCCAGACATAACCGCACCGGCCAGACCACTAAGCGCACCGGCTGGCATGGTCACGGCTGCGGGAATGCCAGTTGCCAGGCTGAGTGCTGTTTCACCTGCGCCAACAAGCGTCTCACCGATGCCGCGTTCTGGTTCTTGTGGCGCTGGGCCTGCGAGGAATTGCGACAAAACCGGATCGGCAACAGGGATCTCACCGGAGAGTTGCTGAGGCGATAGCGCTTGCGCTTGCTTTACCAGATCGTTGTACAGTTGCGCGGCGGCTTGCAACACCTGTTCATCGCTGGCGCCTTCTGGGCCTTCAACTTCAAGGATTCGACCGTCTGGCGCCTCAATCTCATAAATCATTGACGAACCCTCCGGATCGAAAAGCCTTGTGTGGAGGTCGGTGCGGGTTGAATAGCGGCTGGCGTTGCCGGTTGCTCTCCAGTCGCCATGCCCTTTGCCTTCATCCGTTCCTGTTCAAGCCAATCTGCCGCCGACCCACCGCGAAGGAAGAATAGCGCCGCGTCTTCCATGTAGGTTGCCAACTTCTCTTGCGCGTCAATCTTGCTTTGAATCCAGTTAGACAGTTCTTCCTGATCCATCTTTGTCGGCAGCGCCGTTTGCAATGCAAGCTCAAGCTCTGACTCACTAAGCGCGCCAAACGTTGCCGAGTTGATAACGTCAATGCCCAACTGATTGCGAAGATTCAGCAACTCAATGGTGGACGCTCGCCAACTCGGGAAGCGCTCAGCGATGGCGCCAGTCTGCGCGCCTTCTTTGTCAACAAGTTCTTTGGCGCGCCTAAGGTTTGAAAGGTTGCTGCGGATTTTCGGAATGGTCTCAAGCGCCTGACGCCCTTGATCAATGCCAACTTTGGTCACTTCTCGCCCGGTGACTCTTGCACCTTCGCGCAACTCTTGAAGCGTCGCGCCATAATTCTGCGCCTCGCGCACTGCCCTGGCGGCATCTGCACCGGAAACCACCGCCCCTTGAGGATTGCGAACAACGGTCGAACCATCGGTCAGAACACTGACTGCCGTTCCGTCGTCAAGGATCTTGCTTGATTGAACCCGCAAGTCAGTTCCTTGTACCGCGGCGTTGTTGGCGTCTCTCAGTTTCTTCTCAAGCTCTTGAATTTCCAGGTCAGTCTTGCGCGCAAGCAATGGCGCCGCTTTCGCCGCAAACGCCCGGTCGATGATATCTTTCGACCCTGGCAGCGCTGCATATGACGTGGCGACAATGCCAAGAGCGCCGCCTGGATCGTTTCTGACAAGCTCTGCTGTTCTGCGAAGATCTTCGCCTTCTGGTGTCCCGCTCAACGCTTCTGCGCGCTGCTCCAACAACATGATCGCTACGTCATTTTTCTTACCGGCCAATGCGGCCATAACCTGACCGCCGAAGCGCAGTTCATTCTGCTGCTGCTCTTTGGTCTTGCTCTCCCATGCCCCTATCAAGTTTTCAAACTGATCTTTCGGAACGTCCAGAGCAATGTTCATTGCTGCCTGATAACTTGGCTTATCCTGAAACGCGGCAATTTTCGCCATTAGCTGTTCTTGCCTCTGGGCGGCAGCTTGCTCTGCCACTCGCTGAGCCTGAATCTTTCTGGCGTTCTCGATCGCCTGCAATGCGCTTTGCCCTGCCGTGATACCGCCTGTAAAGGCTTCTATCGGGTTTGGGACGTTGAGCATATAGTTGTAAGGCTGGACCATGATCAACCCCCAAACAGATTTCCAATACCAGGGAATCCGCCAGCGCCGACGAACATTCCCGCCGCACGATAAGGTGCGTTAATGACATCCTGAACCGCTGCGCCCTTCGCCAGTCTTGCGCCCGCTCTCGCTGCGCCAGCTTGTCCCATCAGCCCGGCAACACTCTCGCCAAGGCGCTGCGCTTGACCGGCTGACCCGGCTGCGGACGCCTGACCGGCTGAAAAAATATCGCCCAACGTACCAAGCCCTGCGCCAGCAAGCCCACCGAAACGCCCGTATTCCTGCTCAATGGATCGACGCAACATCTCGGGACGGAACTCTGCAAGCGCTCGCTGAATGTTCCCGCCGCGCAGACCGCCAGTGGCGGCGGCTTGCTGTAGCAAGGCTTCCTCACCTGCGCGCACTTCCTCCATGAAGCCGGGCCGCATTTGCACACGCTGAATCGCTGCGGCTTCTGCTTCAGGTCCGAGCAACCCGGCAAGCGCCAACTGCTGCTGATAGGCTTCAGCGCCGCCGCCGATGAAGGGTTGCAGACCTTCCATAGCTGACAAGCCCGCCTCGCGGTAAGGGCGCAGCATCTCTTGAGCGATATCGAACTGTCGCCGCTGTTCTTCAATGCCCGCCTCTGCGGCTTGCACTTGCGCGCCTGCGGCTTTCGATGCTGCGCGGCTCTGTGAATAACCGCCTAACAGTGATCCAAGTATCATAATGAGACCCCCTTATACTGTAAGCGTATCACGTTATTTCACGTCCGCTTGCGCGAATCGTCAGCGACGTGGCCGCACTGGCGATAGTCGAAATGAATCCACCCGCCTCCAACACCTGGCCCACCAACTCGGGGAAAGTATAGGTCTCGTCTGGGGCGATGGTGCGCGCATCCACAATCAGGTTTGCCGCGCTGGCAGACCCGCCAGACGTGACCAGGTTAACGCTTAGCGTCACGTTGCTGGTTGTCGTGTTGGTAGCGGTGAACTTGTCAATCACCGCCCGAACGTTGCTGGCTGTGTATTGCGTCGTCTGGCTGTTTTCTGCTTGCTTTGCCGGGATCAACACCCGCACTGTGACTGTCATGTTGCCCCCTAAAGTTGAATCTGGCTCACGGCAATAACACCCGCTGGCGCTGCCGGGTAATCATTCGGCGCAGTCCCTCCAGCGGCCACGGTCACCAACGCCACGTTAGCGCTGTCAGACTGCCACCACAATTCAATGTAGTCACCCGCCGCTAAACTGAAAAAATCAGATAACGAAATTGGAGTATACGCAGTGTTGATGCTAACAGTGATGATTCGCGTGGTGTTGGGAATGTTGGTTCCGTTTTTCTTGAACCAGAACCGCACGTTCTTATCCACGCCGCTGTTGCTTTGCAGTTGCAGCGTCACGTCGAACTGATAAAGGCCCGACTCAATAACGGTCAACTGCGAACTGGACACGATGCTGATGCCGTTGGCAATCTCGGTGTTGTCCCAGGTGATTGCATAGGACGTGTTAGCTGATGCGGGAGCCGTTGACGCGCCGGTCTTTGTAAACTCGCCGTAATACTGTTGCTGCTCGATGGTCGGACGGACAAAGATTGCGCCGTCTGTTGCGTCATCAACCAATACCGCCGCCACCGGAATCACGTTGTCTGGCGCTGTTGGCTTGGTGGCTGTGAAAGCCCCCGCGCTGGACGGTGAAGCGTAGAGGACATCGCCAACACTGAACGCGCTGGTGTCGATTCCGGTGACGTGTCCCCAGACTGTGCAATAGCCTATCTCGCCAGCGTTCGGAAGGTCGTGCGCCATCACGCCGAGAATGTACAGGCTCGGGGTTGATCCGTCTGCCAAGTAAGGCACCACCGACAACACACCGCCAGGACCGACACCAGAAAATCCCACCACCTCGCCCTTGTCGATGGTCACGCCAGTGGCGTTCTCGACTCTGGCGTAGACGTTCATGCCGATCTGCTGGAGGACGCCGTAATCCATGCCAAGTTCAAGCGTCTCGTCGGCATCCGACCACGCCAGGCGCCTGATCTTTTGCGCGTGCGGCGCCAGCGGTCGGAAGTCGATGTAATCCACCGCCGCCGATGCGTCCTGTGGCTGCGTAGGAGCGCCTTGGAGCACGCCGAGGCGCTGAGATAGGTCATTGATCAAGGTTAGCGCTTGCGTGGCTCTGGCGCTCGCTGAGGCGTTTCCTTCCTCGTCGATCTCCGACGAGGAAAAACTGTCCACCAGCGCAATCAACCGTTCAAACTGCTTGATGGTCTCAAAGTCAGGTATGAAGGCTGCCAACTGATTGCGCGTGACGCGCAGACGGTCCACCATCAGAAGACCAGCGGCTCAAGCCGCCCCTCGAGTCTGGCGATGCTGATGTGGGCCTGACTGTCGCCCTGGAACCGCTGCACGCGCCAGTTGCGCATGGCGCCTTGACGGTACCACACCAGGCGCTTCAGGCGGTTGCCGATGGTGCCCACTGAGATTGTCTTGTCTTGGCTCCATGTCTCGCCGTCAAGCGTATAGCTGGTGCGGATCGTCGGCGCAATACCAAGCGCCACACGTCCCGTCAGCGCAACCAGCTCAAGCTCATGGAAGATAACGCCCTGCCCTTTGTTGTAGACAATGCTCGTGGCGAACTCCCACCGCACGTCGTCGCCCCAATGATCGCTCGTCTTGGGGTCAAGGTAGCCGTGTTGGGTCGTCTGCGGGTCTGCCACCAACCAGCGGTCGTAGCAGTAGACGAAGTTCCGCGCCCGATACTGATGATAGCCGTTGATCGCCGTGGTCAGAATGAACCAGACCGGCGTTCCAAGCGCTTCCGACGCGCCGTGGTCGTACACCAGAGAACGGTCAGGCAAGTGAATGTAAAGATGCTGATAGCCTTTATCGTTGCGGGCCTCGACAATCACCTGGCTTAACTGCTGCGTGCTGTAGCCTTCCAAAATCCGGTCAATTTCTTGCGTGGCAATCTTGCGCGTTTCGCCATTTGCGCCGATGTGGATGCTTGGCGCCTCGTTGCGTCCGCTACCGACAAACGCCAGCGCGCCAAGAAAAGGCGTTACCGCATGCGTGCCCACTGCACCCTTCTGCATCTGGGCGCCCTCGATGCGTTGAAAGGGAAACAGCGTGCCGCCGATGTTGTCGAACACTTCGATGGTGCTGGTGTTGACGGCATAGACCTCGTTACGCAACCGGATAACCGCGACAACCGGGTCGGGGTCGCTCTCACTGGATGCGTACTTGAAGGGATTGACGCTGAAGGGATTGCCAATGTCCGTCACCACCAAGAACTCGCCATCGGTCGTGAAGAAATAGCCGTCGATCCAGGTCACGTCCAACACCGTCCCAAGATCCGGGTCGGTGACTTGCTGCAAGCCGCTGGTGCTGTTCCAGTAGTACAGACGCCCACCAGAGGCGATAGCAAGGCGCTCGAAGTCATAGACGATAGTCACCTGCCCGCCTGTGCCAACGTCACCCAGAACGCTTGTGGTGCCGTCTGCTGCGATGCTGACAAGCTTGGTGCCCATGACCCGGTAACAGACGCCTAGCCACTCAATGCCGCCACGGTCAATGCCGGGTCCGTCGCCAAGTTTGATCAGCCCATCAGCGGATCTCAAGTAGCTGTTGCTGATGCCGGACGGCTGGACAGTCGGCACCAGGTTGACCGGGAAGCTCACCCGGAAGTCTGGGCCGTTGTCGGTGTAGATGCCAGTCAGGATAGGCAATTCCATCAACGCTTCCTCGCGGTCTTTTCCGCAATCTTCTTGGGCTGCTTGCTGAACTGCTCGCCCTTCTTGATCGACTCGCGCTTGGCTCGGGTCGTCGCGCCGTATTCCTGTGGACTCAGCGCCTCGCGGGCTTTCTTGGGCAAGTAGCGCTCGCCTGTGGCTTTTGGTCCCTGCGTGGAAGGCTTGCCGGACTTGGTGCCCCATTCCTCTTTCGTCCACTTGCTGAGAGACTTCTGGGTCTTTGTCTTGGCGCCAGTATAGCCACCGCCAGCCGCTTCGTATTCCTGCGCAACTAGTTGGGCTTTGCGCGCTGACCATTGCCCCGGCTTGCCGCCCTTGTCGGACGCCATGACGCGCTTCTTGATCTTCTCTCGCAATTCCGGCTTGGTGTAACTCATGGTCTCACCACTTTGCCTTGTCTGCCCAATAGGCCGCGCTCATCTTGCCCTTTGCGATGTTCTTTGCGTGCCTGGCCTTGAAGCTTGCGCGCTTCTGCTTCATCGCTTCAGACTCGCCTTCCTTGGGCTTGCCTGCTGTCTTCGCGCCCTGCTCACCGAACCGGATCGTCTTTACCTTGTCGCCTTCTTTGGCGACCACGATGTGAGACTTCTTTGGGTGCGAGGGCGTGCGCTTGGGCTTGTTGTAGCCCTCCACGCCCGCCCTCTCTAGCCTAGGGTCGCGCTTCTTCGTCATGCGATGGTGCATCCGTTGTTGGCGAGGACGATCCAGCCGCCTGCGCCGCCGCTGTAAAGCAACGTCACAGAGTCGCCCGCGTCGTCAAACGTGACGGTCGATCCCACTAACAGGCTATTGATAGTTGCCACGGCGTTTTGACCACCGTCAGCCGCCAGGGCGATGAACTTGATCTGCCCATCGACACCGGCCGCCATAGTCATCGCCAGCGGAGAGACTGCGCCCGTTGCGAGGAAGGTCGCCACCTTGTTGATACTGATTGCACCGTCTACAGTCAGATCCTCGGTCCCGCCGACGATGCGGTTTTCCACGTCGATACTGGTAGCCGTTGCCACGCCAAGGACAGGCGTGACCAGCGTCGGGCTGGTGGCGAACACCAAAGACCCGCTGCCGGTCTCGTCGGTCACGGCTGCGGCGACTTGCGCCGAGGTGGCGACAAGCGTGTTGGACGCAAGGTTGATGGTCTTGTTGGTCAACGTCTGCGTGTCGTCAGTCGTCACCAGCGTCTTGCTGGCCGGAACTGTCGTGCCGTTCAGGGTCGTCGTGCTGGTGCTGGTCAGGGTCGTGAAGTAACCCGGCACCGCGCCGCCTGAGTCGCTGACGTTGTTGCTGCCGATGCAATACCATATCTTCTGACTGGCGCTATAGCGCAATGCGAAGGCGCTACCAGTCCCGAGGCTGGTAGGCTCACCGACCACATCGATTGCGCCGTTACCGTTGACCGTCAGCGCCGTTACAGCCTGCGTGCAAGCGACGATAATCTCTTGCCCGTCCAAGCAGTTCGCGTTAGTCGGCAAGACAATCGTGCCCGCAGCATAGGGCGCCAGCGGTGACAGGATCAGGAAAGTATTATCTCCTGAATCGTTCACCTGGACGCTGAAGCCAGACGCGGACGGAACCGCCGTTTGCTCTTGGAAGTCCGGCGCGGCATAGGACGCGGCGACCAGGTTCAAGAGCGTTTGCAGGCTGGCCTTGCGTGCGTCGCCATTGTTGGTGCTGTAGACCACCATCTGATCGGCGGTCGAGAGCGTGTTAAGTGTGCTTAGCTGGTTGATCGTCGGCATGGCGCGTCCTCAATAATACTCGAGCGGGCCGTCATCGCCCGCCAACACCGGATCAACCGGCTTTTGCAAGAATGGGTCGTCGTAGCGCCAGGGCTTGTTTCCTGCGCCGCTTGGCATGGTGCGCGGTAGCTGCTGCTCAGGTGGCATGGCAAACCGCGCCAGCAACTCGCCGTAACTGAAACCGGCTGTGGCCTTGGTGTCTGGTAGCGGCGCCTTACCGTAACTCGGCGCAATCCTCACCGCAAGATTCGTAATGATCGCTTCGTTGGCGGCGTCGGGAACGTTGGTTTGCTCGTCCAGATCGGAGTCCTGCGGGTTCGCTGGCAGCGGATAGCCGATGCGAATACCCTGGCTGTTCCAGGTGGCGACCATCGCATCAAGCCGACGCATAGCAGACTGAAGCGCTTGCGGCTGCGAGTCGAAGACGTATTCAGCTAAGCCGATTTCCTCCAGCGCCGCTTCAATAAATTGTCGCTTGGTCCAGCCCATTTCAGCCCCCTGAAAGCGCTTGCTCGATGCGCCACAACAATTTGTCGTCGCTGGTGCGCTTGTTGAAGCTTATACCTAATTGACGCGCTTTGCTTTCCATTTCTTCGCGTGTCGGCGGCGAAAGATCGTCCATTTCTACTGCTGTATCCAGCTCGCTCTCCGCATCAGCAATCGCCTCCGGTATACTGTCCCGCCAGCCAGCCGCACGCGCGGCGCTATGCTCGGTCTCGTTATGGACCAGTAGTGCGGGATACTTTGAAGACTCAAGACAGGTGCGGTAGAGCGTGCGAGGATAGTCCATCACTTTTTACCTTTTTTCTTTGGGGCTGGCTTTGGCGCTTTGGAAGGCTTACCGGCTTTCATCGCTGCTTCCCTTGCGGTATTCAGCGCAATCGCCACCGCCTGCTTGCGCGGACGGCCTGCTTTTTCTTCCATCTTGATGTTCTCGCCAATGCTCTTGCGGCTATAGCCTTTCTTCAGAGGCATCACTTCATCCCCTTTTTGCCGCCCTTCTTGCTGCCGTTGCCCTTGGGCATTCCAGGCTTGGCGCTGCAACTGCTACCTTTGCCGCCTTTCTTCTTGCTGCCGTACATATCCATAACACCCTCCAGAGTCAAGGCGCCCCAGAAGGGGCGCCAAGGTCATCAGCCAATGCGATAGGTTACGAACGTATCGGCTGCGGTCTTGCGTGTGCGGAACAGCCCGCTGGTGCTAGCAGCAACAGCGCCAGCGCCTACCACGGTGTGACCAGTGTTGGCAGTCACGGTAAAGGCATTGGCGCCGCCGGTGTTGATAGCGGACCAGTCGAACGACTCCCCGATGCCAATGGACACAGCCGCGTCAAGCAGCGCACCAGTCGACAGATCAGCCGTGACGGCTGCGGCAGTGGTCGATGTGACGATGCCGGACAGGATCATGGCAGCGGTGAGGTCGCCAGTTGCGTTCAGCACACCAGGCGCGCCTTGCAGGCGTGCGGCATACTGCTCGGTGACAACCGGGTTGGTGCCCACGTTGTAGAGCACGTCACCAGAACCGGCCTCGATGCGGATCGTCCGAGCGGCTGAAGTGCCCGCGAAGACGGTCTGACCATTGATGACGGTGCCAAGCAGTGACTCGGACTCGGGATAGTTAGGATAGCCAACGACGCTGTAAACCTGCGCCTCGCCGCGTGTGTAGACGGCGATGCCGTCATTGGCTGCCAGGCTGACAGTAGCAGTGCCTTGTGCGTAGATAATCTCTGACATTTTAAAATCCTCTCAAAATGGTTTGGGGCGACTTTCGCCGCCCCGTCAAGATCAAGACTGACCGAACAGGATGATTCCGCTCATTTCAGGCTGCTTGTTGACCACACCAAACAGCGTATCAAGACGGTACTTTGTCTTCATCGTGTTGATGTCGTACTGCTTGGTCATGACAAGCTCAATACCCTGGTCGGTGCTGGCGCGCATAACAGCCGCTCCGGCGTCGGTGGGCACTGCATAGCGGCCTGGCAGAAGTTCAATTGCGTCACGCTGCCAGAAGCAGTTGACGTTGGCAGCAGTCGTGTTCAGGAAGGTCATGGCAGCGGTGGCGCTGGTGCCTTCAAGTTCCACGTTCTGATACTGCGCTTCTGCGTCGGTCCCGCCCTGGTTGCTGATAATCGGCGGCGTGATGGTCATCGTGGTAGCAGAGTCAACGCTTACTACGCGGAAGGTCTTGAGTTGCCCGGTAGCGCCCTTGGTGATGTGATGAACAGCTACCGCACCGTCAGTGCCAAGCGTACCGATGGTGAAAGCGTCTCCGGCCTTGACGTTTGACGTTGCGGTCACAGTGATCGTCTGGAACCGGTTGTCAACGTTTCCACGCTCGCCAGTGCTGGCAGTCGTGGTGGCCTTCGGCACCCAATAGTTGCCTGCGCTTGCGCGGGTATCCATCGTGATAGCCGATCCGCCAGTTGCAGCAGCAGCGGTCAGACGGTTGGCGTAGTCAAGCTTATAAGTTTCAAAGCTTGCCACCATACCGACCATAGCGCGACGCAGTGCGCTATCGCTCACGTCGTTACCGAACGAACGGGAAGCGCCCTGGAGGTTATTCGCCATGCCGTTATAGTCACGGGTGGACAACGCCAGGTAGCGGTCGTAATCAGGAACGCCTTGCTCGTTCATGATCGCTTCGCACTGCGCCACGTCATCGAAGCCGGTCGCGGCTGCGGTGCGCTTGACAACCAGGGAGCCCTGATTGCTGGCGACGTTCAGCACTGCGCGGTTGATGTCAGAGGCAAGTTTCTGGCGTGCGGAATCACCCAGGCGGCCTTCCTGAAGCGCGTCGCGGAGTTCCAGAGCGGTCATGATCCAAGGGACAGACTTCTGGAATCCAAGCGTTGCAGGAACAGCAAGCTCGGTGTAATCGCCAAAATTGGCGGTCTGGTCGGTGCCGTCGTAACTCTGGCTGATGTAGGGCTGAGGACGCCAGATGACGTTATCAGTCCGCTCCATCATGGTGCTGTCGGTGTTGTAGACGCTGACGTTGCGGGACAATACCAGCGCGTCCTGGAAGCCTTCGAGAATGTCCTCAAAGGCAACCCTTTCTTCTTTGCTAAACGAGTTTGCCATGTTCGTAACTCCGATTATTTAGTGTTGCGCTTGCTGCGTTTGTAGGCGACCACTTTGCTCATGTCGCCTGTTCTTTCCGCTTCTGCGCGTAGCCGTTCAAGTGTGGCATCCACTGCGCCAGAGACCGGGCCTGTGCCCTTGATGGTTTTTTCTGGTGCTGGCGGTGCCTTCTTCGCTTGTACTTTCAACTGCGTCTCCATCTTCGCCACTGCGAAGGCGAATTTTACCGGGTCAGTGATAGCGCCAAGTTCGCGCGCTTTCTTCGGGTTCTTCCCAAGAGCATAAATCAAGAGTGCCGGGTTCTCTGCACCTTGCAGGATGACGCCTTGCTGGACCACGTTCAAAGACTCCTGGGCGATGCTTTCGGCATCATCGTAGTCTTTGACCTTCAACTTGGTCTTGGCCTCGCTGTACTGGTTCAGCCTGTTCTGCCATTCCTGCTGCTGCTGTTCTTCCGCTTGCTTCAGCCTGGCCTGCTGCTCGTCGGCCTTGCGCTTACGGTCGTACCAGCTCTCAAGCGCCATCTCGAACTTGCTTGTGTCGTAATCGTATTCTTCCAGCGTTGGCTTCTTGCCGACCTGCACCACTCTATCTTGCGGCTGGCTGGCTTGAAGCTTCTGCTCCAGTTCACGATTGCGCTTTTGCAGTTCTCGGTGTTGCTTGCGCAGATCCCGCACCCACTCGGGCGCTCGGGTTTCTTCCTCTGGAGGTGGCGTTTCCTCCCCAATGCTGACGGTGATTTCTTCGGGTTCTTCTGGTTCCGGTTGCGGGTCGGCGTTCACCACTTCATCGCCCGTTTGCTCTGGAACTTCCAGCTCTTCCTCGATCTCGTCAACAACTGCCGTTTCGTCTGTCATCACTGCCTCGCTTCAACTCGCCAATGGTCAGGCTGGCGGATACCTGTTTAAAATGTAGCACGGTTTAGCGTGTTTGTTCATCCCGTCTTTGATTTGCGTACAATTCGCCCAATCCGTAAACCGCCGCGGCTGTCGCAGGACCAAGGATTGCCAGTAGCCTCGGGTCAACTGATCCCAACAGGTCAGATTCATAACGCCTGGCCGGGTCGAAGGCGGCGAAACGGGAGCGGATGTTTGACGGATTCATAGAGTAAAACTGAGAAGCGTCGTCTCCCCATCCAGACGCCCCTCTGTCTATACGATTAGGATTTACCCAAGAGACTGTCTCGGCACCTATGTCAGACACTTCCCTTTGCATTTCTGGAGAATATCCAATACCTTCAATCACTGATTTATTTGTAGGTAAATATTCTTCCCCACGCCGTATTAACAGAGGTATGATGTTTGCGTTTTCTCCTGTAGCAAATCTGTTTGCGTAGTCTATATTCCCAGATGAGTATGTTCCCGGTCTGGCATAGACTTCTTCCGCGCTTGTTCCCCGATACGTTGGAGTATCAAACCCCATCGCCCTCGCCCGATCCATCGCCGTGTTATCAGGCGGCAATCCTAGCCCGCCCTCGCTGACAGGCTTGGCGGCGTTCTCTTGGGCAATGCGTAGCGATTCTTCGCGTGGGGCTTGGGGCCTTGGGGGACTGGTCTCAGCTGCAAGCAGGTCAAATAAGCGAGGCATGGCGTCGTCTATATTTTCAGACGAGTATTTAGTTGCAAGTACCTTGTTGGGAACAGTTGCAAGCTTCTCGGCTGACAAAAAATACTGACTGGGGTAACCAGGCAGGCCTCCAAGCTCAAACGGGATGCCTTGTTCAATCAGGCGCTCGTACATTCGCTGTGATTGATTAGACATAATTGAGTCAGATATCCAACCTACGCCTTTATCTTTTGCCCACTGCAACGCGTTTTTGTACATGGCAGTGGCAGTACCGGTGCCGGTTGGGACTTCTCCATCGGTCTCAAGTCCTCTGCCACCTGCTTCTAAGTACGCACTTGCTAAGTTGTCTTCTGGGTTGATATTGACCGTCAACTGAATTTCTGTGTCGTTATCAAACTTTCTTTTTTGTATGATTTCGCCGCCACGATACGAAGTTTTTATGTCTCCCGGCTTGACTGCGGGAAACTTCGGCTTTTCCACCCCAACAGACCCACGCTGCGCTCTCATCGCTGCGCCTGGTGTGCTTGGTCTTGCCGCCACCAGATCAGCGCTCATTGCGCGCTGGACGTAAGGCGCCAACTTCTGAATGTCCGTTGGGTCTGGAATCAGCAACGCGCTCAGGAACTCCGCTGCCGGGTTGCGGGTCTCGCTGATCAGGCCAAGGTTCGCCATCTGACGCCCAATGTACTCGCTGCTGCCAACAATCTGCTCATCGGGGACGGAGTAACCAAGAGGACGCAAAAACATAGTGGTCAGATCTACCGGCGCGCCGCCGATCATTGACAGGCCGCGGCCAAAGGCATCCACTAAGCCTTGCCCAACGTCCTGACGGAACTGCGGGTCGCGTGCTGCGCCGATGAAGTCAACCATCACCCACCTCTAACAATCTCGTTGATATCCTTCGCCGTCTCAACCGCTTGACGCTGCTTGTCCATGTCCAAGCGTGCCAGCGTCTCGACGGTCTTGGCTTGCGTCTCCTGCGCCTTGGCTGACGTATAAACCGTGTCGGCTTGCGCCTTCTGCGCCTTCGCCATCGCTTCTTCGGCGGCGGCTTGCAGGTAGACGGCTTGCGGGTCAGGCTTCTGGTTCTGCGCCGCTGCGGCCATCTGTTCGGCTTCTTCCTCGGTCGGCTCCATCACGCCCATCATCACCAGGCGCTTGCGGAAGAACTCGCGCACGTCGCTCAAGCCTTCGCCTTCCATGTTCAGCATCAGCATGGACGTGAGCACATTAAGCGTTTCGGCGTCTTGCGTCAGCGCCATCACGTTCATGATGGAGCGCGTCATGGAGTCGCGGCGGCTGGTGCTGGTCGGTCCGACTTCAACCGCCACGTCAAACTTCGCTTCGCTCAGGTCGTTCTCGTGCTCGATCTCGCCTTCTTCGCTCATTTTAGGGACCATCAGTTCAACGGTCCGCATTTCTCCGGCGTCAGTGATTCCCTTCATTTTGCGCTTAGGCTCGACGTACACGTCACGCGCCATGCTCAACCAGATCTCACCCGCACGTCGGACGGCCTTGGCAAAGTTGCTCATGTAGATATACGCCTGCATGTCCACGCGCTGCTGGATCATTTCAACAGCCTTGCCGCTGATGTTGGACACCATCTTGTCAGCGCCTGACGGGTTCCCCAGGATATCGTTCATGTCCTGTTCGGTCAGTTGCAACAAGGCGGCCAAGGCTGGCGGGATGATCGGCGGCTTGGTGTAGCCGAGCGGACCAGATGCGACTTCGTTGCCGTCTGGACCGGTGATCTTGTTGACCAGCACGTAGGGATAGTTCTTCAGGTTGTCCTCTGCCCACATGACCTGATGACCGGCAACCTGATCAGGCGTGAAGATGGGCTTCTCGACGCTTGACAGTGCGCTGATCTCGCCAAGCTTGGACAACTGCATGTTCTTGAGGCGCTGCGCGTCTTTCGCCAGTCTGACGTGACCCATGCAGCGCTCAACGTTATCGATGAACCAGCGCTTGCCGTAGACCGGCACGATCGGAATGCAAGACCCTGCGATGTAGCCTGAGTCTTCCAGTATCTTCGCACCTGACATAATGTACTTGCGGACCTTGCGGACCTTGATCGGCTTTTGCCTGACCTCAACGGACCCAATCGCCGCCAGTGTGTCCTCCAAGTTCGGGTCGTTCTCGAAGTCTGCTTGACGGTAGCGTTCCTCGCTGCCGTCCAGCGCTTGGAAGATCCGCACCGTCTCGCGCTTTTCCTCGACGCGGTAATACTCTGCGACATAGACCACATCAGGCGTCAGCCAGTCGAACTCGAACTGGTGAATCTCTTTCGGCCAGCTAGCCGGGTCGTCGCCCCACTCGTCCTGGTACGCTTTGCGCGTGACAGCGGTCAGCACGAAACAATGATTAGCGTCGGCCTTGTCCTGTCGCTTGGCGTTCAGGTCGAAGAACACGGACGAGTCGGCATCGTAGATGGGCTCAATGCGAATACGCTGCCGCTCGTCCTCGTCGTCTTCTTCGTCTTCGTACTCGGTGCGCAGACGGAAGGCGCCATAACCACCTCCGACCGCTTCCTCGAACGCATTGTCGTAGGCTTCCTCGGCACAAGAGTCCTGCTCGTCTGCGCGGTAAAGATCATCACACGTATCGGCCAGGTCGTCGTACTCGTCGCCCTCTTTGCTCACGAAGTCAACGCTGATGCGGTTGTTGCGGTATTCGTTGATGATGCGGATAACAGCAAGGT